GTACACGGAAGTCAACTGTGGCAGAAAGGATAGAGTCGCCTCTGCGTCCTGTACGAATGTTTGTTCCTGATTCTCCACCGAACTCTGCGGGGATAGAACCCTCTAAACGTTCCTGTCGTTCAAGACGATCTAACGCAACATCGGTTTTGTAACCAGGGTTTTGTTGCAACTGTTGAATGTCGCCACCCTTAACCATACCTAACTGTCCTGTTTTACCATCAGCAATCTGCATGATTTCAGGGTTCTCGCCAGGGCGAGCGACAAGGTATTCGTCTGGAAAAATGCCTCGTTCAATAGCGATTTCTGTAAGTGCCTGCAAACGTGCACGGGTGTAATACATTCCGAGCAAACCATCAAACTGTCCGTGTGGTTTGTCTAACGTGATGCGTTGTGGGATGACTACGAGTGGCATACCTGTGCGGTTGATTACTCGTCCTAGTTCTACAGCGTCAGCACCAGGGAAAGGTAAGCCAGTAATAGGGTCACGTAGGCGTTCGTCGCCTAAACATAGTGTTACTACTTCGTTATCGCATACGTATTCAAGGATGGTGAACTTGGTGTCTGGTCGTGCAGTAGCAGTGCGTAGCACACCGTTGATGATTGGACCGTAGTTCTTGGCAATCCAGTCGTATGTACGGCTGTAGGTAAAGATGCAGTCATCTGGTACAGGGTTGTCTGGGTCGTTAAGTGGTGCAGGGAATGTATCTAACGGGTTACGTAGATGCCATTCGGGGATGCGTTTATCAAAGTTTGGCTTAAGAAAGATAGGTGCTGAAGCATATGCAATCAAGTGGCGGGCACGACGACGCATTTTTTGGTTCATGCGGTTTTCGTCCCAGATGGAAAGCAGTGCACGTTTGCGGTCTCGTGCTAGTTTCATGCTTCTGTCGTTGCCTTCTCGCAGGGCAGGGAAGTATGGCACTGGCATTGTTGATGCGACTCGCATACTCATCTGGTCTAACCCTTGTACTAACAGGTTTGCTACGGATGATTTGGTGTTGCGGTCTAGTTCGTTTAGCGGGACGATGATGTCACCGTTGGCTAGGCTGCGTACTTGGCGCATTTGTTGCAGAACGGGACCTTGCGCTTCGTTGCGCTGTTTGTATAGTTCAACAATTTCTTCAACTGTAATCATCGGTTGGGTTTGTTATCTTCCACTGATTCTACGGAGAGGTAAACTTCCTGGTTTAGATTGAGGTGAAACCTTTACGGACCTTCCACCTTTGCTACCAGTAGGTCCAGCAGAAGTAACTTTTTTAACTGCTGGTTTCACAGGTTCAGGTTTCTGATATTTCGGTGCAGAAGGAGCAGCAGGTTTCTTTGCTGCTGGGGCAGGTTTCTTGTTGTCCTTTGGCATTTTGCCACCAGACTTGCTGTTATCCCACATGTATGCGGATGCTGCTGAATCTTTCATTCCTGGTTTCTTCGCCATGATTTTATGTCCTTAAAAAGTGTTTAGGATGCTGAGCAACAATAACATATGTGTTTTACAGCCAGGATGGTCGCCACATTTTTGGTGGCTTCTTGATTGTGGTGAGGTTGGGTAGGTTCAGTACACCCATCCATAGACTCATCACGATATCGGTGCCGTTCTTTTTGTCACGATGCCATGAGGTGAGTTCTTCTACGGCTGCGAGTGTCTTCCAGTTGCCACGCATAGTGGGGAAACGGATTGCTCCTGTGCGTAAGAGTGGTGGGAGTAGGGCTTCTACCCCCAGGTTTTCGTCTAGTTTGTTTCTGCCTGTGGTGTGGGCTACTACGTTGACGGATTCTCGTGTTTGCCATTTGCGTACAAAGTCGTGTGCTAGGAGGAATCGTTGGGCAGCGTTGATTTCTACCACCCAATGTGAGATGGGGTAACCCATGTCGTGTGACCTGTCTTGCCATTCTTGCATAATTCCCGAGTAGACACCTGAACCAGTGTCATAACCGAGCAGTTCTTCGGCGGTGAGTTTCTGTCGGGCGATATCTACAATGTGGTATAGGTTATTTTCGGGTTGGTAGATGAACCATGTGAGTGCCCAGAACATTGTGGGGGATGGGTCTACGGACACTATTGATATCCAGGGGCGGGACAGGTCCCTGTTGATGGACCCTGGTTGCCTGTCTACGTCTATGCAGCCTACGTAGTCAATTCCGTCAACACCTTTTCCACCTGTTATCCACGTTCTATCCACAAGCCGTGAGTCCAGGTCCATGTCTTCTTGCTGATATACCACTTTGAACACATCGGGTTTGTTGTATCTGATAAAAGATAGGTCTTTCCAAGGGAGGCGCTTGGGGTCTAGGAGTGGTCCTTGGGGATATGGGAGGGAGTTAAACCGTTTAGATTCTTTACCAGTATCCAGTTCCTCATAATACGCTTTGTAGACAATGTGACGGTACTTCTGTTTCTTAGCAGGTTCGATACTGCTCAGATCGTCGGGGTGTTCAATGTCTGACCCGTCATAAATTTCATCTATGTCGTCGTCGTAGGTTACTTTGGAAAGGCAATGTGCGTATAGGTCGCCACTGCCGAGGCGCTGTCCAACAACTGCCAGTAGCCCGCCTGGGTCGCAACGTGCTTCCGCCACGTTGTCCCATCTTTCCAACAGTTTATCCCTAGCGACAGATTCTCGGGAGTTATCGGGCGATGATACGTCGTCAAAAAGGCATAGGTCTGCTCGGTGTCCGATGAACTCTGATTCAATACCGTATGCACGTACTGTGGGTTCTTTATTGTCAAGTCCGTTACCGTCAAGTTGTTCAACAACAAATTCTTCTGCCCGCCATAAAGCGCCTTTGTCGGTGGGTTTGAACCGTCCGTAATCAATAGAGAGACATCCTTCAGCATTTAGTGCTAAACCTTTCTCTACAAGGATGGGGTCTGGTTCCAGTGGCATAGGACGTTCTAATGTTTCACGGATGCGACGGGAATACTGTTTCGCCATTGGTGCTGATACGGACCCGATCATGATTCGGATACGACGGTTGCGACAGATTGCCCATACAGCAACATCGTGGAACAAAGTGGACTTGCCTGCGCCAGGGGGAACGTTAAGTACAACAAATTCTTTTTCTTCGGACTCCAACAGTTGCACCAATGTAACTGCTGCTTCTACTTGCCAGGGGGATGGGACACGCCCAAGGTAACGCCTGCGAAAGAAATCAAAGTCATCTAACCCTAGACGGGCTTCTTCACATAGGTCATCTACTGGTATAGCAGATGGTAGGTCTATAGCGTCACTGAAGTCTTGGTCTTGGCGTTGCTGTCTGCCACCCCTGTCGGTGGCGTACTTGTGTTCTTGTTCCCGACGTTTTGCTTCAAGAAGTTTTGCTTTCTTAAGCCAGTTAGAACCAGTGTTGACATGTACCCCTGAGATGCGGGATGCGTCACGAATAGTTTTCCCTGATGCTATTGCAGCAAAAAACTTGGCTTTGTCGGCAGGGTTGACTGCTCTTTTAGTCCCCAACAGGACTCCTTAATTAGCGTTTGTTTGTTTTAGATTTGTTTTTAGGTGCAGTTTTTTTAGCCACAACAGCAGCAGCACCAGCAACTTGAACGTCACGAACAGTTTTACCAACCTGGGCTAAAGCACGTCCAGTGGTTACACCAGCCATTCTTCCTGCCCGACCAGACTGTTTGTATGCAGCCATATAAAGGTTTCCCATACGTGCAGCCTGTTGCGCTTCGGAACCAACTGCTGTTTGTGTTGTCACTTTTGGAGTTGCTGTAGAACGAAGGTTTGATTTGACTACATTGCCACCTGCACCAGATTTACCAAGACCACGATATGTAGCCAAACTAGATTCTGCGGTTATAGACCCAACCTTGTTAGATATGGCTTTAGCAATCTGTCCCTTACCTGGCAAAGCAGTTACTGCTAGTGCAGCGTTAATAATGTTTTTAGGTTTAGTAGGTTCAGATAAAGCAAACCCTTGGGCGACAGAAGCACCAGAACCAGCAAACGCACCTTTGTCACCTTTGCCACTCATGCTTGGTATAGACGGACCACCCTTAGCAAGACCTGTGGCTTTCTGTCCTTTGGCAGTTACAGCAGTAGTCGGTTTAACACCGCCCCATGTGACACCTTTAATCTCTGGTGCGTTAGTAGTGTTTTTGACAACTTTGCCTTTGCTGTTCATGCCACGATTGTTGTTCTGTTTCATGTTGCAAATAGTAGCAGGCATCGTGTAGTATCATGTTGTCATCTGAAAAGAATTCATGGTTGTACACCGTTTGCATGGTGCGGGACGTAAACAGGGAAACCTGGGTAGATGTTCCCTGCAACCAAGAAGTAACCAAGACCGTCCTTCCCCTGTTGCGTAAGAGGAACAAGCAACAAAGAAAAAGAAACTGGTGTCGGCTAAAAGAACTAGCAACGGCGACCATGAACATGACAGTTCTAAACGGTGGGGGGGACTAAGACCAGACTGTCCAAAGTTCAGGTAGTACACCCTCACTGCGTTCGGGCTAACGCCTCGCTACGCTCGTTGTTGCCAAGAAGACAGGACATAGACAATACAGATTGCTCCTTCTTCAATGCTGTCTTTTTCTTTTTATCCTTTTTCTTTTTCAATTACTAGCCAGAGCGCAGAGAACGTGGCAAGAGTTCAGGTCAACAGTCTCCCCCGCCCCCCAAACCGTCAAACGTTTAGATGAATTACCACACA